AAACACAAGTCTAGACATTCTGGGTTTCTATATGAGGGTATAATTAAACTTACCATATTTTTAAAATTTATATACAATTAATACGTCATCATGTCTTCCTTTTACATCTCTCAAATCAATAATTTCACAATTATCATGTAAAGCAATAAATTCATCTTTAACTACATCAAGGTTAACAACATCTTCTATTATGTAAACCCCACCAGGATTTATTTTGTTATTATTTTTAAAGTTTTTAAATGTTTCAACTTGATCACTAAGAACATGAGACCCATCATCTATAACAACATCAAAAGTAATTTCTTTTATAGTATCTAAAAATTTAGGTTTTGTTGCATCTTCAATCCAGATTGTAAATCTATCATCATTTTTATACCCCCCTGGTTTAAATTCATTACTAAATATCTCTACGGCGTGGATATCAACTCCATATATTTTTCCTTGGTTAAAATATTCATACCACATTTCAAGTGATTCCCCATAAGCTATTCCTATTTCTAATAAATTAATATTATTTTTTCTATAAGGTTCTAATAATTTTTCATATGAATTAATATAAGAATGAGCAGTTCCTTTATCTCCATGTCCACCACTTGGGTTTGTATCCATATATCTCTCGTAAATGTTTTGCAATGTCATTCCCCTTTCTATATTATCATATCTTTCATTTTGCTTTTCTTGTCTTTCTACTTGCTTATTATGAGTAATACTAAATCCTTCCTCTACAGGTAAAGCTGCAAATTCCTTATATCCTGTTACCATACCATGGACTGGGTGACCTGTCCATTGGATTTTTGGTGTGTTTTTGTATATTCTTTTTTGTTGATCAGGCCAATTAACCCAACCTTTCTCATTTACTCTCCAACCCCATTTTTTAATATGTGCCTCTGTTAAACCTTTTACAAGGTTTTTACGTGGGACTATTAACATATCTAAAGTAGGGTTTGATTCTAAAATAGGTTTTAAGTTAGATACTAAACTTTCATTTGGTATTTCATCTGCATCTATTTGAAATATGAAATCTCCTTCGCATAAAGAATTCATATAATTCTTATTTTCCAAGAAATTCTGTTGGAAATCAAAAGGAAATGCTTTTACTATATCTTTGTGGTGGTCTATTACATCTAAAACTTCACCCGTAACTCTATTATCATCATAAACAATTACTATCTCATCTTCTCTATCAATTAAAGGAAATATAAACTCTATTAAATGTTGAAGTTCTTCGTGTTCATTACAAACTGTTATTCCGTAACTTATTTTCATATTTATCTAGCTTGGTAATGCCCCAATATACGAAAGAGCATCTATATAATCACGCTCTTCAAAATATTCTACTGTAGACATATCTGGTTTATATAAGGATTTTGATCCATCTTTGTTTGTAACTTCTTTATCTAATTTAATAGCTTTAACTGCCGCCCATTTCCATTCTTCTATATTAGCACCTGAAGCGTAAACCATTCCTAATTCAGGAACATTTATGTTGTTGGGTAACCATACTAATTCGGTATCGGTATCTAACCAAGCTAAGTCCTTATATAATTCGGGAAGTAAAACCATTTGTTCTTTATAAAAGTCTGTATCGACTTTCATTAATGTATTTGTCATAAACCCACATGATAAACTCATATATTGCGTTATATCTTTGCTTACTTCTATTTTATAACATAAATCACCGCCTGATTTAGGACATTGTATTATTTCATCGTATTGTGCCATACTTATAGTTTTGGTGTTATTAATTGTGGTAAAGATAATTTTACCTCTTTAGGAATAAAGGGTATATTCTTTTCTAATACATCCCCTAATAATTCTTTCATAGCATCAAATGAAAAATTGGTTTTTATATGATGACCATGTTTTTTAGCTCCTACTATATATTTTTTATAATTTTCGTAAACATCCTTAAGTGCTTTTATTGATGCGTTATCATCAATTTTAAACCATTGTGTTTCTTTTAATAACCACTGATTAGCAGCACTTGCATGTACTGGTTCTAATTGACCAGGAACTAAAATACAATTACCCTGAGTTAAAAAATCAACATGACCCGACCAAGCTGATGCAATAATAGGTTTTTTACTTAATCCAAATTCTGCTAAAGGTCTACCATAACCTTCACCTTTAGTAAAGCTAATCATGGATTTTACTTTAGGATGGTTATATAAATCATTCATTTGAGTATCAGATAAATTACCATTAAAAATATAAACATTAGGTAATTTAGTACCTTTAGGGTAATGTTTTTTTATGATTTTGATTTTTTCTAATAATTCCTCTCTACTTATATAACTATTTCTCCCAGTACATGCTTTTAAAATTAAAGCAGGTTGTGATTTTTTATTCTTAAAGGCGTCAAAGAAATTTCTAACCATTAATCCAACATTTTTTCTATCATGACCAAAAGCACCATTCATCCAATGTCCTACAAATAAATAACAAAATGTTTCATTTATTGAATCTAAATCTAATTCTACTTCTTGTGGTTTTTTATAAAAATAAGTATCCAAATCAACTCCTTCAAATATAACTTCTATGGGTTTTTCTAATTTAATTATTCCCTGGATTACATTTGTTCTTTTATCTCTTTGCTCAAATTTAATATCTGAAAATACTTTTTTACTATGTTCTGATGATACTAAATTAAGATTCATTCTATTTAATCCTTCAATCCAAGTTGAAGCACAACCTGTACTTTCAATCCCCGCTGTACAACCAATATTATAAGTACCTACTGGTTGGAACTCATTTGGGATTGTAATCTGCATCCAAATATCAGGTTTTGATGTTAAGTTTGGTATTAATAAAGGTTTTAAAAAGCTCCAATTACTATGATCCTCTATAAAATTTGTTGGAGTATCACCCCATCTTTGTGCTAAGATTTTAACATCATATTTATCTAACTCCACTATAGATTTAACTATATCTCTTGATCTTGCACCATAACCACTATATGTGTCTACTGGGGCACTAATTATAAAAACTGGTTTACTCATTAATATGTAATTTTATGGTTTAAAAATCTTCCTTTATACTCTGTTGCATTAACTATCTCATAATCTCCTCTTGGTTCCCAAACTGAGAATAATTCATCAAAGGCTTCCATTACTCTTTGAGCTTGGTGTTCTGCTGTAAACCCTGCTTCATCACCTAATGCCCATTCTCTACCTTTTAATCCTCTGGATTTACGTTCTTTAGGTGTTAGTTCATATACTTCTTTTATTCTATCACAAACATCTTCCCATGCACATCTATCATCAAATATATAAGGTGTTTGAGGTGATCCTTGTACTGATCTTGAAGTTGGATAAACTGGAAATACCCATTCACCATGTTCTTTATAAGTACCTCTATGGTTAGAAGGAACATCAGCACTTGGTTCAAACCATTTACCATTTTCATCAATAAATCTCATTTGGTCTTGCATACCTCCTGTTACATTAGAAATTGTAGGGGTACCTGTTAACATTGCTTCTGTAAGAGTTAATCCCCACCCTTCATTTGAAGTGATTAGAATTTGAACATCTGCTGTGTTATATAACCAATTTAACTGTTTTCTTGAAAGTTTTGCGTGTGAGAAAACAATATTTTCTTCATAATTTTCTCCAAACAGATATTCAGCTACTGCTCCTAAATCTGTACCATGGTCCGTTGATAAATCAGTGTGTAAAATAAATTTACATTTATCCGCCTTTGCTTTTGGTAAAGAATCTAAAAACGATCTAAAAGCTAACATTGAATCTGGGATTTGTTTTCTACGAATATTTCTTGAATTAAAAAACATTACAAATTCAGTATCTTTTCCTATAATACCCTCTTTAAATTTTTGAAATTCCTCAAATTCTTCATGTTCTTTATTTATTGGGTAAAATTGTTCATGATTTAAACCATGAGGAACATACTTAAATACTCTTTTACTATTATCAACCCCATCTAAAACTAACTTATTAATATTTACTGTTTGTTTTGAAATACCCATTAACAAATCACAAGCCTCATAAAAAGGCTTATTATACATTGGTGCTGGGTAATCATCCCAAATATTTAAATATACTAGAGGACATTGTTTTCTAATAGTATCCTCCATATTAAAAATATGTTTAAAATATCTAGGATCTGTAATTAACATTACTGCATCAGGTTTTTCAAAAGATAAAATCTGTTGTATTTCAATAGATTGAGCATAACCATCTACACAATACAATTTCACATTAGCATCTTCTATTTTTGCTTCTGTATTAACAGATTGAGATATATCTAATGTTTTTCCCTTTTCTGGGTGTTTAATAGCTCCTGCTACATTTACCCAGTTGAAATGATGGGCTGTATGAATTACTATTTCTTTTGCAACTGTGGCAACACCTGAATGTACCCTAATATCGTCACAAACTAATAATATTTTTTTCCTTTGTTCTTTAGGAATGTGTTCAAAACTTTTTTTCATTTATTTAAAATTTATAATTCAAGATTAGTTTGATTTGAAATTTGTTTTCTAAAATCTTCATCCGTAAGGTACAAAAACAAAGCACGATCGGCAAGTTTTTGGAACGAGAATTTTCTTCTTACACATTCAACTTTAAAATTTTCAAATAATTCACTTTTCACTTTAACACTAGTTAGTGTCATTTTTTTAGCATCTGCCATAATTTTTATTTTTAATAACGTTTATTTATAGGTATACGTATATAATTATTTTAGTATATAATACCTTCACCACAATATTCTTTATCCTCTTTATAAGGACAGAAATTACAATTCCATTTTGAAGCTTGTTTTGGGTAATCTTTTTCTTTTATTTTCCCACTAGAGTTAAAACATTCACTAATAAAATCATTAATAGCAGTTTTTGCTCTACCCAATTTAATTTTACCACTAGGTGGTGTAAATTGCTGCACCCTATAAGCTTGATAGGGTGACATAAGTTTTTCATCATCAGGATCTAATACTTTTCTTTTAAGAATGAAAAATTCAATTTCAATCTTATCTAAAGGTATTCCATATTGTTCTGAGAAATATTGTTTGTAGAGGAGTAATTGGAATTGTTTATTTTCATCTTTTTTAGCATAATCATTCCATCCCCCAGTACTTGTTTTTATGTCAATTATCTTAAATGTCTCTGTTGCTTCATGATATGTGACAACATCAAGATACCCCATATATAACACGTTATTTAACATTTTATTTGGTGCTATTACAATAGGTATTTCACAACCAACTAAATATGTACCTTTTTTACTAAAATATCTACTACGTTTTTTCTTAAACCATTCTAAAATAGCAACCCCATCTTCAAAAAACTCTCTCATTTCAACAGCAGAAGAAAAATGAGAATCATTATTCTTTTTATATTGAGTTTGATATTCGCTTATATAAGCTTCTTGAAAGTATTCTTGTATATCTATTTCCCTATCGGCAGCTGCGAAAGACTTTTCATAAGCTACATCTAAATAATGTTGCATCGCTTCGTGAATAGCTGTTCCAAATACAGTATGAATCGAAGATGTAAATCGTTTTATCTTATCTTTATATTGGAGTTT